GCAAGACCGTCTTCGTCCCATCATGGGTTCGGGTACGGCCTCGGAATTCAACAAGGCCTCGAACACCCTCGCGGATGTCGACGGCGCCACGATGACCAACTCCTCGGTCACCCTGAAGCACTTCAAGTACGTCGACGAGTTCAGCCCTCTGGATATCCAGGAGTTCGGCATGCAGTACCTGATCAACGCTTACGCGAAGACTGCTGCTCAGGCTATCGTCGACAAGACCTGGGCCGAAATCGGTTCTGTCTTCACCGCTGCCAACTTCGCCACGGAAGAAACCGTCGCCCTCGGTGACTTCGGTTATGACGACGTCGTCAACGCTCAGTTCCTCCTCGACGGCGCCAAGGCTGGTCAGCCTCGCTCCTTCCTCGTCGGCAACGGCTACCTGAAGGCCCTCCGCAACTCCGCCTCGCTCGTCAGCTCTCTTAACCCGAGCGCCAACACCGTCGTCACCACCGGCAATGTCGGCCAGGTCGCCGGCATGGACATCTACCAGTGGAACCAGATCCCTGCCAACGGCGAGAATCTCGCAGGCGTGGCGATGGGCCCGGATTCCTTGCTGGTCGCGACTGGTGTGCCGATGGCTGAAATCGCCGGCTTCACCTCCAGCGTCGCCACCGCCGAGTCCGGCCTGTCCATCCAGGTCCTCGTTGGTCAGGCTGAAACGGGCAACATCCGCTGCATCGCGCAAATCTTGGTGGGCGCCGCAAAGGGACGCTCGACCAGCGCAGTCCGCTACGTCACCGCCTAATAGCGGCCGACGTTCAAATCAGGGGCTCCGAAAGGGGCCCTTTTTTTGTGCCTGTTTGCCAATGGTCGCAGGTTTAGAATGAGCCTCTTTGCTGAATTCCTCCCTGACGCGAAGGAGATGGTGGCCGACTTCCCTGTGGCCGGCTCGGCTAACTCTGGGGCGATTACGTTTTCCTGCCTCATCTCTGAGCCGGCCATGCAGACCGTGCTCGAATCTGGGGGCTACATGGAGCGGACCCAGTACTCTGTCAGGCTACCCGCCGCAACGGCCTCCTGGAGCCTCCCAGACGGGTCTGTTGGGGCATCCACGGCCATCGTCAGCGGAGGCTTGCCCATCGCCAGCCTAGGCCAAGGCAAAAAGATTGTCGTCGGCGGGAAGACCGTGCGCATTACCACCCAGACTTATAAGCCCGCTTCAGCCTGGGTGACCCTGCTCGTCATCGACGACAACCAGTAATGCCGGCCAAGGTCTCCATCGAGCCGAAGTCCCTGCAACAGTTCGTCGAGGCCTGCCGTCAGTTCGCCGCGGGCATGCAGATTACCATGCGCGACGCCGTGCTCGAGCAGGCCATGCTCGCCTGTCAGGACGCGGCCAAGTTTACACCCCCCCTCCCCCTAGGCGGCGGAGACGGCCTAAGCACCGCAGCTAATAATGCAGGCCTTCAGGCCGTAGCCGGGGACATCTCCAAAATCTTCGTGGCCGCAAACGACTCGACCAACAGGTCTGCTGTCGGCCTGATTATTAACCAGATTGCCTTTGCAGTTAAGTCGAACGACATCGGCGCCTTCACGCGCCTGACGACTGGGGGCAAAGCCCTGAGCCAACTGAGCAGCCGAAGCATCCTCTCGAAGATCGTGCAGGATGCCGACAAAAGCCGGGCATTTGCCAAGGCAAAGAACTACCTGAACCGGGCTACCCCCATCAAGAACGAGTACGGCACGCAGGGGTTCGTGACCAATCTGCGTACCATCCATGACCAGGTCAAAGGTCGCTTCGGCGGCCGCATCAAGAGGGGACAGAAGGCTGTCTCGGCCAAGCTCCTGGTCGAAGATAAGAACGCGCTACAAGACTATATCCTCAAACGGCAGAAGATGGTGGGCATGGTCAAGTCTGGATGGGCGAAGGCCATGAACAGCCTTCCTCGTCCGAAGGATAACAACGGCCAACAAGGCGAGCCGGGGGCCGATCTGCGTAAGGCAACCTGGGTGACCTTGCATTCTAGCGTAGCCGGGTACAATAAGACCGCCTTCACCGATAAGATTGCGGAGGTCTCTGTGACCAACCCTATCGGAAACATCAACGGCATCTCCGACGAAGCGGGAGTACTTCCCCTGGTCTACGGCAACCGCGTGAAGCAGATGCCCGCTATGGTCCGCTATCGCATGCGCAAGCCGGTCAACAAATTTAACAACAAATAACCCATGGGAACACGTTCTATTCGTCACGTCGTCGAGGCCACTCTCGCGACTTATCTCTCGACCCAGACCGGGCTGACCACCGTGCAGTTCCTGACCGGGGACAGTAACGTCACGCAGACCCTGCCTAAGGCCGTGGTCCTCTGCGACTCTGCAAGCCCTCCATCCGACCTGCCTGAAGGCCTTGGCAACTTCAGCTGCTCGGTCCGCATCACGCTTTTCTCGAACGCTGACGACACGACCCTCGCCGATCACCGCGCTCGATGTGCCGCCCTCTCTGGCAACATGAATGACGTGGCGTCCATTCAGGCGGCCTTTGCCGCTACGGGTGACGCGACCTGCTATGACGTCACCCCGAGGTCCGAAGACGAGGGCATCGACGAGCGCTCCTGGGCGACGTCTTTTGCCTATGACGTTCTCACCGTCCTGCCCCCTGCCTAAGGGTTGCCAATTCTCGCAGGTTTAAGATGAGCGCCGTCAATACTGGATTAGTTTGCCTCTACGGAATTGGAGCCGGCCAGCAGGCCTCGCTCTATGTGCAAAGCTACGCTGTCTCCTCTGGCTTCAACAATACTGGTATGGTCGTCGACGAAACTGGCCGCACGATCACGGCTCGCTATGACGACCGCCGTTCGGAAATCAGCATCGAGGGAGTGGCACATGCTTCAAGCATTCCGGCCCTAGGCTCTACTCTTTCCTTCACGGCTAAGACTACTTCGGCTTATCCGGGCGGCGCTGCTTCGGTCAGCTTCTCGGGCGTCATCACAAAGGTCGACGATCGCGGCAGCTCGAAAGGTTTCGTGACAGTCTCACTGACTGCCGAGTCCTTTGAAGAGATTTCCTATTGATTGACTCCCCTGTTGTGGGGGTAATCTGAAGGGGTGGACCGCCGCTTCTTAGATAGTCAAATCGACCCTGCGCCGCTTCCAAGGTTTCTGGGTCGAACTCTTTACCCGTGGTGCCTCAAGTACCGGGTGCGTCTGATGGCCTTCGACTCCCCGCTGGTGACCGGCTCCCGCGGAGTGACTCCTGCCGACCTAATCTTCGCCTGCCAAGTGTGCGCTGAAGAACCCCTGGGCGGAGTGAGCTGGGTCGACAAGCTGCGGATCGGGCGGCTCACCGATAACCCTGCTAAGTTTGAACTGATGCTCAACGCCTTTGCCAAGTATATCCTCGTCGACCACTGGCCGAAGTTCTGGGACCAGACCGAAAAGAAGACCGGCGGAAGCAGCAAGGCGCCGTGGCCCCTGATGGTCATCGCAAATCTAATTGCGAATAACATCGAAGAGAAGCGAGCATGGGAGATGCCAGAGTGTCAGGCCATCTGGCTGAACGCTGCCTTCGCCATGCGCAAGGGCGTCGACGTGGCAATCATGTCGCCAGATGAAGAGGCCTATATCGAGTCAGAGCTGAAGAGGCAGGCTGAAGCCGCGGCCGTTGCCAATCCAGCAGGTTAAAGGAACCCGAACATGTCCCAAGACCTTACCGTAAACATCAAGACGACCTCCGACGTCCCGCAGGCTATGGGCAAGGCCTCATCGGCCGTTACTGGGTTAAACAAACAGATGGATGACATCGGCAAGAAGTTCGGCAACTCATTCAAGGACATATTCCTCGGCTTTGCGGCACCCATGGTACTTCTTCAGGGTGCAATTCATATGATTACGTCGGCCATTGCTCAGGCTAAACAAGACGCAAAAGAAGGGCTAGATCTTATTGCAAAAGGTGAAACGGTTTTTGCCACTTCTGAAGAGAAGAAGATGGCTACCCTTTTCAAGGCAAAGAAACAAAGGGAAGACGAACTTAAGCTCATCGAGGCAGGTAAACAAGAAATGACTCGCCAATTTCTTACCCAAACTAAAGGAGGTCAAGAGATGGCGCAGCGCATTGTCTCTGGTGCTGTTTCTATGCAGATGCCGGCGCCTTCTGTTGACCAGATGTCTAAGATGAAAGACGTTCAGGGAGAAGCTCTAGACAGGTTTTTAAAATCTCCAGAGGGAGCACAGTACGCTAAAATTCTCGCAGAAGAAGACGCAAAGAATGCGGCAAAGGATCAACAGAAGGCCGGTACATTCAAGACCCCAGAAGGATTCGGCACAGTCGTCGGAGTAGGCGCCAACCCGGTCATGGAGAAGATGACCCGCCAAAACGAGCTGATGGAGGAAATCAAAATCATCCTCCAGGAGCAGTTCATCATGAACCGCAACGGATCCGTCCCATCCCCATTTACCGAGCGCGTTCCTCTCACGATGCAGAAGGCCGGCCTCACCTAATTTTATGGCAAAAGTCGATACTGGTTCAAGCCTAAGTACCCCGCAAATTCAGCCAGGATGGACCGTCATCAGTGACGGCTTCGGCCTCATGACGGCATCCGTGACTTACAAGATGGACTGGTCAGGTAATCCTGCCGCCCTTTACGCTCGCGGGACCGCATTTAGTGATCCTGCCTATACCTATTTAAAGGCGCACAAGGGTAGCGTGTCTTATGATAATTTAAAATACGCCGTCGTAAAAGTGGACTATGTAGGCATTGACCCGACGGTGAATGGCGGAAACCGAACTAATCCTAATACCTCCGCGGCAAATGGCCTTACCGCCGAGAACATCACAACTCATCCGAACTTTTTTACTTCGGCTGATGGCTATGCTTTCGGGGCCTTGGCTGGCTTGCCTTCGGACTTTGGCGGAGCTTACGACGACTCGACACTCGGGCCGCCCGTGACGGTAATTAATGTGACCACGCATAAGCCCGTAGTCGTGCCATCCTGCGAAGGCTATAACGGAGCATGCTTTGAGACCGGGGGAGGAGGCCGCTTCATCGGCTTTGTTGACCCAGACTATCCAGAGCTATACGGCAAGACTCAGTACCTTTCTCGCACGACTACCTACTCGGGTGTTTGCTACTATTCGGACGCCAGTTTCATTCAGGCTCTTTATGGGCTGCTAGGCACAGCAACTGCAACATACCAATGGGGTTCTTCCTTTCCTCTCATACCTACTTGGGGCCCTATTGGAGGTGGTCTCTACGGAAATCGAAACCTTCTCTCGCAGGTCAACGTCGAAGAGTACGGTTCAATTTTCAAGGTAATGTACGAAATCCGATACTCGGTCGAAGGATGGACCCCGAATGTTTATATCAATGTTTAAGCCATGAGCATTCAAAGCGGAACAGGCTACACGTTCACTGCCTCTAGCCAGGGGATGAACTTATCCATCCTGACGCCTTGGGCGCCTTGGATGCTTTACGGTACGGAAAACCAGTGTCCGTTCGACATCGAGGACAAGTCTGAAGGAACGACCTACAAGTTTAGCGCTGTCCCTGGCACGATCAACTCGGTCATCCCGCAGATCGGAATCGCGGCCAACCCTGCCAAGCGGCTCGACGTTGTGCCGGCGCCGACGACTACCTTCAACTTTGACCCTAGCACGCATTATTCATATATTTACCTAAAGGTTGGTGCCGACTACTCTGATTCCCCGACCATCTATCCGGTCACCAGTGAATTCGATATCCTTTATCCGCGTATAATCTCGACCAGCATTCAGCAGGCCTCGACAGATGACTCGTCTTTCTTCCTCCTGGCTGTCGCTTATCAAGACCCAGATTCTGAACCTGCTGACCAAATCACGATCACGCAACTGACCTGCGGCTCTCAATGGTCTGACCGAATCAAGCTGGGCTCAAACGTAGCCCGATATTACTTTGCTCGCGCCTGATGCCTCTGCCTCCTCTAATCACCGACTACCAGGTTATTGGAAGTAATGCCACTTACTCGACTTGGGGTAAAATGCGCACCCCTGTGGGGAAGGATAACCCATATACCGGCGGCACGACAAAGACCGTTGGAGCATTCTGCGCCGACTATGATTTAGGATTCACGACTTCGGATGGAAGCTTGTTCAGAACTTCGCCATTTTTTACCGCAGACAATCCCCCTCCTCGTTTTGTTTACGATGATAATGGAGTAACCGGCACATTTTTTATGTGGGCTTCTGCCTTATATGCCGGCAATTTATTGACGAAGGACGATCTTGACCAACTTAACGGCCAGCCGGTTACGATGTCAGGCGGTGGATTAACGATAAATGCGGATGCCTGGACGAACCCACCGGGAGGCCAGACAGTAGCCCCAATGTTAGGCAACATCGTTAGCATAGGCAAATTGAAGGCTTTTTACTAACCCTCCTTGCCAATCCCCGCAGGTTTAAGACCCGATGAGCTGCTCTAACACTGCCATTTTCTCCAGGGGCGACAGTTTCTCAAGTCAGTGGACTTGGGTTCCCGGCGCCGGCGAACCCGTCGACCTGATCGGCACGACCATTCAGTCGACCCTCCGCGATCGCTCCGGCAAGGAGTACGATATGACCATCAACCTGGCGCTCGATGGCCTGTCCTATACAGCTCAGTATATCGGAGACACCACGCAGTGGGCGCTTGGCCTTGCGAGCTGGGACTTCCGCATGACCTTCCCTGGCGGCCCCGTCACGCACTCCACGATCTTCCGCGTGCAGGTTCAGGAAACCATTACCCAGTCTTAACATGGCAACCATCAACGGCACCTTCAACAGCCTCATCGCTGGCACCTTGTCGGGTACCATCGGCACGCCCGGACCCACAGGCGCCACTGGTGCGACGGGGGCGACGGGCCCTGGCGTAGCCGCTGGCGGCACGGCTGGGCAGTTCCTGACGAAGACGACCACTGGCGTGGACTACGCCACTAACTGGACGACCGTCAACCTGTCGGCCTACCTGACCAAGGCGGGAAATCTGGCTGGCCTAACGTCCCTATCCACGGCTCGCGATAACCTCAATCTTGGCACGGCTAATGCCCCGGTCTTCA